TTATCGTGTTGAATGGGGAGCGGCTTCTGTCACTGGCGGGCGGACAATGTAACGCGCCAGCGACTCGTGGGTGACAAATGTGCAGCCACACTGGATATTCTGACACTGATGGTAGCGCTCTTTGGTTTCGGAACTCAGGTAGCGGCTTGAGCGCGCATGCGCCGCTTGCTGGCATACCGGGCAATGCATCATGGTGGGTTCTCCCTCGTTAACATGCTGCAATAATAAACTTATAACTTGCAAATGCAAACTGTAAATCGCATTTGCTATTCATTCTGCACATCATATTGTCCCTCCTTGATTTTGACTTCCAAATCAAGCTTGCTGACAAATCCATTGTTATCCAGGCTGTGCGTCACTTTTTTAATCGTCCATGGCGTATCGTCAATGACCGTCTTAAAGCCAGAGACTCGCACCGGCGTTTCCGGGGTGATGTCGGTACGTCCCCGCGCCAGCGTGAGGGAAAAGGTGGCCGTATTGCGCTGAATGTAACTCCACAGCCCATCAGCAGCCCTTATCGCTTCCTCTTTGCTGGCATAGACGGTCGATATGCCATAGACGTTATCGGCACTCCCGGCAACGTAAACCGGCTTTTCGCTTTGCTCTGCCGCGGGTGTCACCGCCTGGGGATGCCCTGTACTGGCTGGGGTTTGCGTAGTGGTTTTTCGTTGTAACTGCACTTTTTGCGTCTGGTTTTTGGGCTTTTTGGTATCAAGCCAGCGCGCCGTCACGCCGGTGTAGCTTGAGCGGTCGGCAATATTAAAACTGTGTTTATCACCGTCGCTGCGCTGAATGACGACCTGCGGGAACGCTTCGCCCTTTGCATTCAATCCCCGGCCAGGTTTAATCAGCATCAGTTTGTTCCATTTCACCGTCAGTTCGGCGCCGTTACGCACCGCCAGGCGGTGCAGGAAACTGGCGTCCGATTCCATCGATTGGTCGATATGCGCAATCTTTATTCCCTCCAGTGATTCGGCAACGCTGGCTTCCAGCCCGCAGCGTTTAGCAATCTCCTCGACAATGGCGCCCAGCGTGGTGTCATGCCACGACTGCTCATGCTCCTTGTTGAGTTTGCCGTTGAAATCCGCACTGCGTCCGATCACCGTCACCTTATCCGGCGCACCATCATGCTTAACCTGATCGATAACAAACTCACCCAGCCCGGCCAGCGCATAGCCCTTTTCGCCGATAAACACGCGGATTTTTGTTTTGCGCTGCGGCAACTGAATATCGCCATCGGCGTCACTCAGCACCAGGGTCAGTGTATCAGCGGTGAAACCACGGTTATCTTCGATCGTCAGGCTGATAAGCCGGGGGGCGATATTTTCGGTGATATCTTTATCATCCAGCATCAATAAATAAGCAGGGCTGCTGACCTGCGCCAGCCCATTGGTCAGCGCATCGATCATAAGTCGATCCCCAGCGTTTTTCTTGCCCCGGAATAGAGTGCTTCGCCCTGCTGGCGAATATCGCCGAACATGGCGGCCAGTGACTCATCCACCCGTTTTAAGCTCAGAGTGAAGGAAATTTTGCGCGGCGAACCGTCGCTGTAGTACTCGGAGCCGTTGTCCTTCAGGCTTTCGATAGCAAACATGCCGTAAATGGTTCCCGTTCCGTCAATCAACGGCCACGCTTTCCCCTGTTCGGCCATCGTGCGCACGACATCGAGCGACCGCGGGCCGCCGGTCAGCTCCGGATAGAGTTCACCGCCAAGAGCGATGGTCTCTTCGCCCGGGCCAAGGTACTGAAATGCCGCGCGTTTACCGACGCGGCTATTGGAGGCCCAGTTATATCCGGCCGTGCGGTTCATGGTGGTATAGGGCAGTGTCTGCCGCATAAATACAAAAAGTCCCAGCGCCAGCATCATGGTGCATAACCTCCTAACGCGTTGAATTGCGAGAGCGCATTGTCGCGCTTATTGTTTTCGTACTGTTCGAGCAGCTCCATCAGGTGGCGGCTGTTATCGCTGCCCGGTGAAACATCGCCCTGTAGCGTCACGTTGATATCCGTTCTGCTCTGGTCAACGTAGGAACCACCGCCAGCCGGTTTCGCTGCCTGATAATTGTTAAAGCCAGGCATTGCGCTGGTTGGCTGAATGTAGCTCTGGCTGCCGCTGGCATCTGTCGGCGGTTTCGGTACCTCGAGCACCGGTTTTTTGTCGATAATCCCGAGTTTTTCCAGTACCCAATTCAAGCCGCTGCCCAATATTTTTACGCTCTCAATCACCAGCGCGATGGAGCCAGAAAGCATCTGACCGAAATAGAAACCCGCTTTTGCGCATTGGTTCAGCGTTTCCTGGCTGGCCTGAACGGGGGTAATCAGATCGCTGAAGAGTTGTTTGATGTTCTGCAAGCTGGTGCTGATGAAATCAAACAGCGGTTGCAGCGGCGCAAATAGCCCGGCGAGCGGGGCGAACGCGGCGCTAATCCCGGCCATTACACCACTAAAGAAAGCGCTGATTGGCTGCCACCAGGTGTAAATGGCCAGCGCGGCGGCGGCCACAATGGCAATCACGCCGACAATCGGCAGCGTGAGCGAACCGAGCACCGCCATAATCCCGCCGCAGACGGTGGTAAAGACGCTGCCAAAAGTGGTCGCAATGGTGATCAGCGTGCTGATGCCGGTAAAGACCGGCGCGATAACGCCCGCCACGGTGCCAATCGCCCCGGCGACGCCGACCACGACAGTGGCAATCATGCCGAAGGTTTGCACCAACCCCTGGTTGTTCTGCACCCACTGTTGCAGTTGCCCCAGATAAACCGTTGCGGTTTGCACCAGCTGGCGCAGGGAGGATTCTTGCGTAGTGAAAATATCCACGCTCAGTGACTGATAAGCACTTTGCAGCGCCTGTAAATCGCTACCGAGATTGCCCGCCTGCGCACTTACCGCACTTGCCGGGTTACTCACTCCGCTTTCAGGCTGTGCCGGTGCGCTATTTTTCAGCGATTGCTCATAGCCCGGCTGCAACAGTTTTTTGCCGATGTTGAAGCCGGAAGTGGCGACGGACATCCCGGTTTTGCCCACCGCAGAGACTTTCCCGGCGATGCCCTGAATCGTTTGCTGGCCCGCCTGGATTTTTTCCGCGCGTTTTTGCCGGTTCTCCTGCTTCAGCGCCTGCTGCTGCGTAACGAGCTGCGCGCGATGTTCGTTGATTTGGCTTTGCAGTTGCAGTTTCGCCGCCGTCGGCGCGTTTGGTTCGATACCTGCGCGTAGCAGCGCTAACCGGTGGTCGATCACCGCTCCGCGTGCCGTTTCGTGCTGTTGCGAAAGCGCGGTTGCGCGCTCCTGCGTGAAAGTAAGAATACTGGCGTGGCTGCGCGTCGGCGGGCCTTGCTCCGTCAGCTTTTGCGCGCGCAACTGCACGGTTTGCAGGCGCAGACTGAGCGCCGAAAGGGATTTTTCGGCCTGCGTTAAACCTTCAACCTGGGCGAGCTGGCTGTACAACCCGCTCAGGTTTTTCTCCGTCTCTTTGATACCCGCAGCAAGCGAAACATTCGCCGTTTGCAGGTTTTTAAACGGGCGCGTCGCCTGGTCAACAGCCGTGAGCAGTGCGTCAATATTTGTGCTGTTACTCATGTGTGTTTCCGCTTCGCTGAAGCGCCTTTTCGCGCCATGTGATGAGTTCGGTCAGACTCAGGGGGTAGAGTTCTGATGGCGGCCAGTGAAAAATCACCGCGATATCCGCCATCAAATCGTCAACCGACAGGTTGGCCGGAAAACTTACTGTGCCGAAACCGGCGACAAAAAACCGACCACCTTGCCTGCCAGCGCGACCATATCCGCCAGGTCCAGCGCCGCCACTTCCTGTTCGGTCAGAGAAGGCGAGGTGATACGCGGCAGCACTTTAATCAGCGCATCCACTTCAGCATTCGCCACTGCCGCCAGGCTCAGACCGCGCAGGGTGCCGGCATTCGGTTTCATCAGGGTAACGGCGTTGATAAGCTGTTCGCCGCGTTTGATCGGCGTTTCCAGGGTAACGACGTTATCAGTTTCGTTGCTCATAAAATCCTCGTGATTGCATTAGCGAAGGGAAGTCCCGGCCAGCCAGGCTGACCGGGCAGGGGTTACAGGCCGATATTGCGGCGGTGCTGTTCGAGACGATCGACGCCGTTCACTTTTTCGATCATGTTGATGGTGTCGATTTCCACCAGTTCCTTGCCGTCCATCGTCAGTTTGAAATAAGTACAGACGACAGAGATTTTGGACTCGGTGTCTTCGCCCGGCTTGTTCTCGCCGGTGTCGATCTCTTTCTGACGACCGCGCATCACTACTTCAACGGCGACCGTTTCGCCGGTGTCATCGCGTTGGTAGGAACCGGCAAAGCGGATTGGCACCGCATCGGCGCTGGTTGCGCCATACAGTTCCCAGATAGCCTCATCCGGGAAGCCGCCCAGCGACCACTCCATTGCCATGGCGTCGTCATCAAGACCCATATCAATCGGCGCGATACCGTTCATGCCTGCGCCACGGTAGTTCTCCAGCTTGCGGGTCAGTTTCGGCAGCGTGATGGATTTTGCGATCCCCTGATAGCTGTAGCCATTGAGGAACACGTTCATATATTTCAGTTTTCGCGGCATTGCCATTTATCAGGCTCCTTAATTGCTGTTGACCGAGGAGACCAGATTCGCCAGATATTTATCGGTGATGCGCTGGCGTAAGGTCAGGTTTTCCAGTGGCGGCACCGGCGTATAGTCGTAATCGATATACAGTTTCCCGGCTTTCAGGGTCTCGGCGTCATTAGCGCTCTCGTCGAACCAGCAGGTGGCGTCAACGATGTAACCGTTGCTTTTCAGTTCGCGGAACTTAGCGTTGATACCGTCGATGATGTCGCGGATAAGCGTCGCGGTGATCGGTTTGTCGACCGCCCACATATGCGCGTCTGCCATGGTGTCGGCGATAACCTGCGCAGTGCGGGTGTAGTTTTCAAACAGGAACAGCGGATCGTCGGAGCAGGTACGGTTGCCCCAGAAGCGGAAACCATCTTTGCGAATCAGCGTTGTCACACCCGCTTCGTTCAGCAGATCGGCATCGGTACCGGATTCCTGCAAATCCCAGAAGACCGGGGTGCTGATGCCGGTGACACCATTCACGCCAACGTTGGACAGCGTTTTGTGCCAGCCAACGGACTGGTCGATATACGCACGCAGGCCAAGTGCGCGGGCGGTAGCGTAGGCGGTTGCCGTCGAGTTTGCCACGGTATCCCAGGCGAGGAAATCGGGCCAAATCACCATCAGCTCGCGCTGGCTGAAGTTCTCGCGATACTTGATGGCATCGGAAATGGTTTTGCAGCCCCAGGCGCTGACATAACCGAAGGCGCGCAGCTTCTGGCAGACTGGCGCCAGCGCGGTGGCGACTTCCTGCGTGTCATAACCCGGCACGCCCAGAATACGCGGTTTCACGCCGGTGACGGCTTCGGCGGTCAGCAGCGCTTTCAGGCCGGTGTATTTGCCGTTTTCGTCGGTGGTGCCGATGATGTTGGAAATCGTCTGCGCCTGCGCATCATCGCCGCTGCCTTCAGCGACACGCACAACGACGATAACCGGTTTCGCCTGGTCGGCAATGGCTTGCAGCGAAGAGGCCAGCGTACCTTTGGTGCCTGCTTTGGCGATGGCGCTTTGCACGCTGGTGACAAGCACCGGTTCATTCAGTGGAAAGGTTGCCGCATCGGCATCGCTGGCAGTACATACCATGCCGACAATGGCGGTTGAGACAGTGGAAATGACGCGCGTGCCGTCGTTGATTTCGACGACCTGAACGCCATGATGATAGTCACTCATCCGTTTAACTCCGTGGTGTTGGGGTGAGTGCTATTCTCCAGGCCGCAGCGGCGCAGCGCTATTTATCGGGGTTGGGGCGAGGATGAAACAACAGCGGGCGGCAAAAAAACGGGCCGTAGCCCGTTGAATTATGCGGGTTGAGTGGGCCAGGTGATGTTGGGCGCACTGGAGAGGTCAATGGCGTTTATGGCATCGATATAATCCAGAACCTGATCGAGCCGGTTTTTTTCTTCGTCATTCAGCGTCCTGCCCGCCTGCAACTTAAGCTGGATAACGCTGATTGATGACATTGCCGTATCGATATGTTGTTGACGAAGCGCCTGCGCATCCTGAACTGCGGCTACCTGTTGTGCTTCGGCGTCCGTAATCCATGCGCTTCCATTCCACCTGTCATAGGGCGTTGTGGGCGCGGTGGCAACAAATCCGTCTTTAAGCGGGCCGATATAATCGACCGTTGAAGCGCTAAGATCGACCGTGGAATAGGCGGTTTCCCCGCGATGATCTTCTTGCTGCTCCCACGAACTTCCCGTGAAAATAGCCACACATCCCTCAGCAACGGTACCGGGAGCAATGTCTGTTGAACCGGCGGGCAGACCAACGCCGATCGCTAAAAACTCTTCGCTGGAACCGGTAAATTCGCCGGTTTGCGCAGAAAAGCCGTAAACCGTGATGTTTCCTGCTGTGGTGGCGATTTTTGCTTTATCCAATACTGCTGATGTCATTATGCAGCCCTCACAATGTAGTTAAAGGCGATGTTGCGCGGACGAGTTTCATTACCACCCGTAGATTGCGTATTAAAAGTCACCGTCCCGCCTGCTGTTCCTGCGCCACTACTCAAATAACCGCTACTATCATCCGTAGCAGATGTGTCAACGCTTACTGCATGTGAGTGACTTTGAATACTTCCGGTCTGAGTGCTGCCAATACTTCGGCCAGAATCAACGCCTCTCCCATCATCCCAGCCGCGAATAAATTCCCCTCGTAAATCGGGTAATACAAGGTTTGGATAAGCCACAGCCAGCTTCGGGTATTGCGCTGCGGTGAACGCCGCGCCGTTACATTTCAGCCAGCCTGCCGGCGGTGTCGCCGATGACCAGGGAATGGGCACGCCAACCGGCAATGCCGAACCGTCACCCAGGTTCAGCGCTGATATTGCTGCTTTAACAAAAGCGGTGGTGGCCAGTTGCGTATCGTTTGCCGTTTGCGCTGCAGTGGGGGCTTTGGGTGTTCCGGTCAGTGTGGGGCTGGCAATCGGCGCATACTGCGTGTGCGGGTTGCTGGCTGCAATATGCTGGCTCAGCAGAGCATCAGAATAGGCTTTTACCTCGATAACCTTGTCATCGACATACTTGCGTGTCGCCAGCACCACTGACGGATCAATTTTTAGTGTGATGGCTGAGGTAGAAGAAACAATCAGCGCCATACGAATCGTCTGCGTGCGTCCGCTACCTTCACCTAACAGCGGTTTGTAGGTTTCCGGGCAGTTGGCGACGGCAATCAGTACACCCTCGTCGTCAAAAAGACCCAGCTCGCGGATCCAGTATCCCCCTTCGTTTTCCGGGATTACCTGCTCGGCAATAATTTGATTGGCATCCTCGGCATCGACAGTCAGTGTGTTTACTGCGCCGATGCGTTTCTGATTAACCAACTGGATTTGTGCCGGGTCTGGCGTGGGCAGGCTGCCGTTGCCATCGCCAACGGCCATTTGCGTAATATGGATTTGGGTGCCCAGCGCGGTGGCATTCGCCAGCTTCGCCGCGCCCTGATTGGTCAGGATGGCAAAATATTTTACAGTCATGCGTTCACTCTCAGGTTATCGATTGAGTAAACGGTATTGTCCGGGGCGCAGTGGGGCGGGGCCTATCAGTTAGGGTTGGTTGCCGGGCGATACAACCCTGAGGAGAATGGCCTGCTGGCGGGCAGGCCTGTGGGGGAACAGTAGGTCGGGTAAGCGCAGCGCCAACCCGACAAAAAACGGGCCGCGGCCCGTTGCTCTTATTGTGGCTGTTCAGGCCAGCGGATATCAGGTGCGCTTGTGGTATCGACAGCCTGCACGACCTTGATGTACTCCAGCCATTTCACCAGGCTGGCTTTGTCGTCGTCGCTAATAATGCCGAGTTGCAGCTCGGTCTGCCATACGCTGATACTCTCTTTCGCCTCTTTCAACCGCTGCGTTTTGCTCTGTTCAGCGCTGGTTACCAGTGATGCCTGCTGTGCAGCGCTATCAGTAACCCATTTGCTGCCGTCCCACTTATCAAACCTGGTCGCTGGTGCCGATGGGGTGATATCAGTTGGATAATCACCCAGAGTCTTCATCTGAGAGGCTTCACCGCTTTGCAGGTTGTATACCGTTTCACCTCGATGATCGACCACGTACTCCCATCCGCTGTTATCCGTTTTACGGCATACAGCAAACCCCGTTTTTGCCGCAGAGGGAGCGTCGACGGCTGAATTCGCCGGAATACCGACCCCCACAGCCAGATACTCCACAGAAGGCGCCAGATATTCGCGGGTATCGCCTGTAAAGTTATAAACGGTTAGCTCCCCGGCGGTCGCGGCAATCAGATTCTGATTTAGTGTTGCTTGAGACATTATTGAGCCCTCACGATGAAGTTAAATGCGACGTTGTGCGGGCGTGTTTCTCCTCCGCCAGTATATTCGGTATAGCTTGAAAAGGAGAACAACCCGCCCCCGGTGGTTAAATTGGCGAGAGCGCCAACACCGCTTTCGCTGTAGTCGGTCAGGAAGCGATTCCTTGATGGGTTTTTTACCGGCGTATGGTTATGGTTTTTAAAATCATCCAGTTGCACGCTTAGTAGTGCCCTGCCAGCGTCAAGGTTTCGCCCATCATCCCAGCCGCGAATAAATTCCCCGCGCAGATCCGGCAGAACACCGGCCGGGTAGGCGGCTGCCAGCCGTGGATACTGGGTTTTATCAAAGGACGCGCCGTTGCATTTAAACCAGCCGCCAGGCGGAGTGGCTTGCGGCCAGGCGACGGGCGAACCCACCGGCAAAATGCCGTCGTAGTCAGCAATAACATCGCGCACATATTTGGTGTTGGCGATTTGCTGTCCGTAGTTGCCAATATGCGTATCCGGCACCGTCGGCGTGCCGATAAATACCGGGCTGGCCAGCGGTGCGTACTGGGCATGCGGGTTCGCGGCTTTAACATGGTTGTTCATCAGATCGTCGGCATATTGCCGCGTCGCCAGCACCACCGACGGGTCGATTTTCAACGTGACGGCAGCCGTTGATGAGACGGTGAGCACCATCCGAATGGTCTGCGTGCGTCCGCTCCCTTCCTGCATTTGTGGTTTGTATGTTTCCGGGCAGTTGGCGACCGCAATCAACACGCCTTCGTCATCATAGAGGCCAATTTCGCGGATCCAGAAACCGCCTTCCGTTTCCGGAATAACCTGCTCGGCAATAATCTGGCTACTGTTATTAGGATCGATCGACAGTCGGTTCAGCGGCGCAATACGCTGCTGGTTAATCAGTTTTGTTTGTGCCGGGTCTGGCATCGGTAGTACGCCGTTGGCATCGCCAACCGCCATCTGCGTGAGATTAAGTTTTGTGCCGAGCGACGCGGCGTTGGCCAGCCTCGCAGCGCCCTGATTGGTCAGAATGGCAAAATATTTGGCAGTCATGCGTTAACTCTCAGGTTGTTTGGTGAAGAATGAACGGTGACGCTATTTTCCGTTCAGTCACAGGCGAACACCATTAAGCGGCGTTGGTTACCTGCTGACACAACAAGCGTGATGAAAAAAACGGGCCGCAGCCCGTGGCAAGCTAACGAGGCGGTTAAAAACCGATCGCCAGAATGTCGATGCCGTTGCCCGCGCCGGTGTAGGAACGGATGGTGATGTTCTGTAAGGATCGGGCCACAACAAAGATGGGCACCGTGATATCGGTGAAGGGCGCTGAGCCTTCGGTATAGGTGACTTGCGTATTCAGGCAGGCGTTCGGAAAGGCTATTGGCCATGTGAAGACGGAGTTCTCACCGTTGTTCACACTGGTCGCTACCCTCATCCATTGAATAATCAGCGCCTGTTTACCGCCATTCAAGATACCCGGGATCTGAAAATAACCGGCGGTGGCCAGCAGGCCACTTGCGGTTCCTGCCTGCACAAGGGAACTCAGCCCAAGATTGCTCTGCACGCTGCTGACAAGCCCGGCATTCGCCATCTCTTTCAACGCATTGGCTATAAGAGGGTATTGCGCATGCGGATTGCCCGCTGCGACATGTTGGCCCATCAGGGTGTCTGCATAGGTGCGTACCTCAATCGCTTTATCATCGACATACTTACGCGTCGCCAGCACCACTGCCGGGTCGATTTTCAGCGTCACAGCGGCGGTTGATGAGACAGTGATCACCATGCGAATCGTCTGCGTGCGGCCGCTCCCTTCCTGCATCAATGGCTTGTAAGTTTCCGGGCAGTTGGCAACGGCAATCAGTACACCTTCATCGTCGTAGAGACCAAGTTCGCGGATCCAGTAACCCCCTTCGTTCTCGGGGATGATCTGTTCGGCAATAATCTGGCTGCTGTTGGTCGGATCGATCGACAGGGCATTTAGCGGTGCAATTCGCTTTTGATTCACCAGCCGGGTTTGCGTCGCGTCGGGTGTCGGCAATACACCGTTGCCGTCGCCGATGGCGATTTGCGTCAGATTGAGCGAGGTGCCGATAGCGGCGGCATTCGCCAGCCTTGCGGCACCCTGATTGGTCAGAATGGCAAAATATTTGACAGTCATGTGTATGCTCTCTGGTTGTTGAAGGGGGAATGAACGGCGGGGCTATTTTCCGTTCAGCCACAGGCAGACGCTAATCAGCGGCGTTGTCGGCCTGCTGATACAACGAGAGAGATAAAACAAAACGGGCCGCAGCCCGTTTCAGCAATATGGCGGGTTACGAAATATAAACATCATCGATAAGATGGATGGCAGATGCGGGGTAATACTCGCCGCCGACCACAATCTCTTCCGGCATGTAAGGATAAACCGTCAGCTCTTCACCAAGGTAACAACCGGCACCAACATAAAACTCGCCGCTGGTGCTAAGGCTAATGTTCAGCTCCGACAGATGGCGGCTCGCCGGTTTGGCATCGTTGATCAGCCGCTCCAGCTCCTGGTACATCTGCTCAGTAATGCCATTCTCCTGCACGCCAATCACCAGCCGGAACGTGCCGGGTTCGGCGTTCTCCTGCCACCATTCACGTAGCTCAATCAGGTAACCGAGCGGTTCAACAACGCGTCGTAATGAGCTAATGGTTCCCTTGTGTTGATGAACAAAAAAAGCGGAGGCGATAATTTTACGTTTGGTGGCCTCGGGCCAGCTGTAATCCCAGCGATCGACGGAGAGCGCCCACGCCAGGTAAGGCAGCAGCTCTGCCGGGCAGGTTTGTGGATCCCATAATGTGCGCAGCGGCACCGGTACGCGTTCGATTTGTGCCGCTGCCTCTGCCGTTGCCACCTCCAGAACCGAGGAGCCAACGGGCAACAGGCGGTCATCACTCATCGGTGCCTCCTGTATTAATGCTCCAGGCGGTGCAGTACGAGGCCTGATTTTTCTCCAGCACCAGATCGCTTTGCGGCGCGTTCAGCTCCACGCGTTGTACACCTTCGACGTGCAGCGCAGCGTAAATGGCTGACTGGCGGATATCGCGGCCCAGCCGGCGCTGTGCGGTGATATAGGCTTTGAGTTGCTGTTCGGCGGCCTGACGGATCGGCTCCGATTCCGGCCCCGGGTAAAAATAGAGCGTAGCGTCAATCTGGTAGGGCACAATTTCCGCGCTTTGTACCGTTACGCGGTCGCCAACCGGGCGGACATCTTCTGCGTTCAGCGCCTTTTCAACGATGGCAATCAGTTCGTCGCTGGCACTGCCGTCGCCTTCGCGTGAGAGCACAGAGATGGTGATATATGCCGGGTTCGGGCTGATCACGGAGATATCGGCAACCCGCCCATCGGCGCTGCGGCCGTGGTATTCATAAGCGCCTTCTGGTCCGGCTACGCTTAAACCTTCAAAGGCCTGCTGCGCACGGAGTCGCAGGTCTTTATCAGACTCCATCACCGCAGCCGTCGGCGGGATGGTGCTGTCATCGGCAGGGGTGATCACCAGCCGCGCGGTATTGCTGTTAGCGGCAATCACATCAAGATCGTTACCGGCGGCGTACGCCAGCATCACCGCGCGGGCGGCTTCATTGACGCGCTGGCGCCACAGCACTTCGCGGTACGCGTTCTCTTCAAGAAACTTGGTCAGCGGCTCGGACTCCAGCGCCAGCGTACGGGCGATGGCTGCCTGCTCGTCGGCAGGAAACAGGGAAATGAGCGTCGCCTTGCGCTCGGCAAGAAGACCCTCGTAATCAAGTTCCTCAACCACATTGGGCGCGGGCAACTGGCTCAGATCGATAATCGGCATGGTTTTAACTCACTGGAAGGGTTAACGAAAGGGATTCGCCGGTGCTGGCGAGCTGGCCGGTCAGATTGACAATCATCGTGCCGTCGAACTGCCGTTCGGTTGTCACCGCGCTCAACGTGATGCGCGGTTCCCATTTCAGCAGCGCCATATAGCAGGCGGCCTGAATTTGCAGCGCCAGCGCCGGGGTTTGCGGCTGGTCGATCATCTCAAACAGCAGTGAGCCGTAATCGCGGCGCATGACCCGTGAGCCAACAGGCGTGCGCAGAATATCGCTGATGCTCTGGCGGATATGTTCGGTGTCGGTCAGGCGCTGGCCGGTGGTGCGGTCAAAGCCGCTGTATTGCACTGTCATAGAGGCGCTCCTGTGGTACCGCCGCTGTCGCCGGGGTGTTGATGGGTATGCAGAACTTTGCCGTTAGAGGACAACGAACCGCCGCTGTGCGAGATATTGCCGCTCATCGTGCCGCCTTTTTGCACCTCCAGCGTGCTGGTGATGAGCTTGTTGGTACAGACCACTTCCGGGGTATCAAGCGTGATGCGGGTGGAGGCGACAACCTTCACTTCCGGCACGCTGACGGTTACGGATTGCGACGCGGTGATATCGGCGGTTTTAATGCCGCTGACTTTCAACGCGCTGTTTTGCGGTTCGTATTCGAACACCGCGCCATCGGGAAAGGCGACATGCCAGGCGTCCGCCGAAACGGAAGGCGCCGGGTTGTCGTCAGAAAAAATGCCCGGTAGCACAAAGGCGGTGTCGAGCTCGCCGCCGACCGCCAGCAGTAAAACCTGCTCGCCGACCGAGGGCGCCCACCACGTACGTGAATGTCCGGCGCGGTGGGTTAACCACTGCAACCACTGAGTAACGATGCCGCCTGTCTGCACTCGACAACGCCCGGAAGTCAGGTCGATATCGACGATAATCCCGGTACGGATCATATTGCGCAGCGCGCGGGCCATTTCCTGGAGCGAGAGTTGTGTGTTCATAGCGGAAATGATGCTATGCGGCCCCGGCTTTGAAAAACGGACAAGGCTGTCCGGCTTTTGGCACAACGCGGGGCGCATTAGCGGGCGTTATGAAGCCCAGCGGCTCACCAGTTCGCCGTTGATATAGAGCTCAACCGGGCGGGTAACCAGCGCTGGCGGCAGCGGCTCCGGCAGCGTCTCGGCGTGCAACGCGCCATCGACTTCCGTCACTTTAGTGCGCTCGGTCAATTGCAGGATAATCAACAGATCCTGCGTCCCGTCGCTGTTGGCCGTCAGCGACCAGCTAAAGCAGCCGCGCTGGCCCGCTTCGACGGTGAGAATATCCGGCTGGTTGTCGCGCAGCCAGGCCATGATCGGCACAAAAATCGTATCGATATCGCCGGAAAAAGCGCTGACGGCGACGTTAAGGTTGAACTGTTTTTCAAACGACAGCGAAGGGGCAAACGTGGCGGTATTGCTGCCTTTGTCCACCCACAGCCGCAGCGTATCGGGGTTGTTGTGCAGCGCCGGGACAGCATCAGTCAGGGCGTTGCGCAGCGTGTCGGGTTTTAGCATTTATCTCATCCTGGCAGTGTTTAACGGTTTCAACTTGCAGTGCGCAACTCTCCAGCGCGCGCTCAAGCTGACGGATATCGGCGCTTAAATCGCCGTTAGTTTGCGGATCGCTGCCCGGCATCGGACACAGGCTGACCTGCGGGCAGCGGTTGTAAACAGTGACCGGCAGAGGGGCAGGCGGGGCGCTGGTGCACCCGGCGCACAGCATCAGGCAACTGAGTGTTATACCAGCGGCGGAAGGCGTCATTTTCATGGAGTAACCTTGTGATGGTTTGTTCGCGGCGCACGGCCTGTTCGCTGGCGGCATTGAGTTGCTGACGCAGCGCCACCTGCGCCTGCTCGTTGTTGGCCGCCAGCGCATCAGCTGCCTCGCGCTGCGCTTTCAGTTGCGCGATGGTGTTGTTCTGCTCGTGCGTAAGCTGGGTGGATTGCGAAAGCGCGCTGCGCAGCGCGTGGTTTTGCTGCACCAGCCATACTACGCCCAGCACTGCGAGCAGCAGGGCAATCGACCGGACGGTCATTTCACCCCCTTCAGGCACCAGGCGCGTTCGCGTTCGCGGCGGTTTTCCAGCCCGCGATTGCGATCGCCGTTGATAAACACCCAGCGCGGTAACTGATCGCAGGCCTGTTGCCACTGTTTGTGGTTGATAAACCACACCAGCGTCGAACGGCAGGCGGCAGTGGTGCCGACGTTAAAGGCGAAACTGACTACCGCGTCGTAGACCTGTGATGGCATGGCAACCGGCGCGCAGACTGCCAGCCGTCGCTCAACGTGCAGGACATCGGCGACCAGATTCACCGCCGCCTCTTTTTCGCTGATATCCCGCGTTGGCGCGACGCCAGCGGTGTGGCCAATGCCGGATGTCCAGACGCCAGCGCTGCACTGGTACGGACGCAGACGACAGCCTTCCAGATCGGCAATCAGCGCCAGCCCCGGCTGCGAGGTATGCAGCAAACGGAAATCCGGCACCAGCATCGCCAGTGCCAGCACCGCCGCAGCGCTACAGCGTTTAACGGGTAAGCCCATTCATCACCTCCTGGCTCGTGGCGCAGGATTTCAGGAACAGATAGCTTTTGCGGCGGTAATACCAGTTCACGGCGACGGTGACGGCAACGCCCAGCGCGCCGAACCAGGCCGCGAAATCCTGCGGCGTCATCGCGCCGAAAAAGGTCAGCGCGACGCTTATCCAGTAGGCCAGCGACGAAGTGACTTTTTCGATAGTCAGGCCCATAGATTCACCGTTTCTGTCTGCGTCGGTGCCTGCACTTCCGGCAGGTTTACCGGAGTACCGTAAGGCAAAATCACGCCCAGATCGGCAAGGCCAGGATTGGCCGCCAGCACCGTTTCAACCACACCCTGGGTGTAGCCGTAATAGCGCAGGCAAAGGAGATCGAGCGTGTCGCCCTGTTGTGTGATTACATTCATCGTTTTCGCGTCTCTTACCGTCGGGAAGGATTTTTCCCACCGTTAAGTCTCCAGACCGGAGCGGGCGGACGCTATCTGTCGCCGCTGGCTGCACGCTGGCACAACAGGGCGAAAGCAGTATGAAGTGGGAGGGGCGGCCTGAAACTGTGCAAGTATGATCTGGCGCGCAGGCCGCCGTAACCGGCGAGTTTCCGGCCGCTATTCTGCCTGGTAAAAGATGTCTCGTTCCTGCGCGGTCGCGCTTTCGCTTTCCGCCATGTCAGCAATCAGCCACAGCGCCATTTCCAGCTCTTCCTTTTTGCAATGGTGGAGCAGAGACAACTCGGCAATAAACCTTACGCACGCCCATTTCCGCTGAGCGCGTTCATTCCGTTCAGACACCATGAATCCCCTCATGAGTTCTTTACTGTATATTTGTACAGTATCATAGGCCGTTTATTGATGTGAAGCGAAAATTATTTCACCGCATCACTATGTTGCTGAAAAAGAAAACCATTGTTCTGCTGCGCCCCCCGCTTTGGGTACAGGTTTTCCCATTAATGCCGGGGTGTCGGGCGGTGGATCGCTACAGCGGCTGGTGGGCCAGCGCGTACAGTTATTGACAGAACTCCAAGAGGGCGCAGGCGCGCCCTGAAGGTCAACCCCCGTTCGCTTCGGCACAATTTTCCATTTTTTCAGCCGTGTCAGCACCGGCGAACCGGCACCAACCTGGGTGTCATACACCCCGCGAATACGTACCGTGGTTTCGCCGTACTGGTTAAATTCCTCATCCGGCGCATACAGCGTGCGCACCTGCAAATCATCGCGACGAACAAACGGCCCGCCCTGCGCATTGACGTAACCTGCCCAATCCCCGGCATCGGCGGCATCGTGCACCAGCGCGAACTCCACGCTTAAGCCGCGTGCCGTTTCGCTATCGGCCATTTTTCTCAGTTCGCGATACACCGTCACCGGCGCGCCGCCAACAAACTGAAACTGGCGGATACGCCAGCGCGCCGCCCAGGCGGAAACGGCACAGGCCGTCTCCTGCAGCGGCGCGCCGCTCTCGTTATCGCGCTCGCCTTCCAGCGCATAACCGTCGATATTCTTGGCGATATACTTCGCCACGTAACCGGTGGCGCTGCCTTTTTGCGCATCGATCGCCTCGGCGTGAAAGCGGGCGCGCTTCGCTTTATCGCTGCGCAGCTCGTGGTTATCCTCTTCGCGGGCATAGTCGCTGAGAATTTCGCGCACGCGGCTGACATCCTGCGGCTGCATAAACAGCAGCAGATGCCAGTGTGGCGTGCCATCGTGATGCGGCTCAGCCACGCGGATGCCGAAAATGCGCAACCCGTTACGATGCAGCCTGGCGCGGATCCGCGCCCACAGACGGGTGAAATAGCCCTGCGTCTGCGCCGGGCTGGCGCCGTTCCACTTATGATTGCGATAACCGGCGCGGGTGGTGGCATGCCAGGCGGAAGGTGCGGTCAGGGTATAAAATTCGCCGACATAACCCAGCGACTGACAAATCGTTTCAAAGCCGCGAATGCGCGTCATCAGCTCGCAGCGGCGAATTGCCGGGTTGGCGACCGAGCCATCATGCTTATCGATCAGGCTGATGCGGTTTCCTTCCTCATCTTCCAGCTCCATGCTTGTGAGAAACTCGCGGTTACGGCGCTTCTGCTCGCGCCAGGCGCTGACGCAATCGTCGCTGGCGTAGGGCCGTTTTTTCTTGCTGACGTTACCGACCGCAATGTGCAAATGTTCGCGCCACTGGGCGGCGATACGGCGCAAATGGCCGCGCCACCACACTTCGCTAAACAGGCGGATCACCGCCGGGGCAATCTCATCAGCGCAGGCAACTTTACGGGTGACACGCTGCCAGTGCGGCGGCGTGACGTTAAATTGCAGTGCAATCATTCCGGCGTGCAGATACCAACGGTGCAGGGTTTTCAACTCTGCCGCTTCCGCGTTGTCGATGTTCGCCAGTTCGCCACGTATAAAATGCGCGATGTCGGTTGCCAGCCGGTCAATCGCGCTTTTCGCCAGATCCGGTAGTTGGTTATAGCGGGCCAGCAGCGCCACCAGCCGGCTCGCCAGATCCTGCTGAATGGCGGTATCAAAATGGCCATTGAACACGGCTCTGGAGAGGCGCGGGCTAAGCGGTTTGTGTTGGTAGCGCTGCGTTACCGCGTTTAGCCGTGGGATAGCGCGGCGAAAGAAGTGGCAGAGAAAGGCGTTGGCCCTCGCCGTACCGTGCGCCTGTTCCAGCGCATCGATACGACGGGTGATCGGAAAGCGGATGCACTCCGGTTGCCGCGCCAGCGCGTGGCGCGCTTGCTGCACCACCGCAAAATGCCGGTTGCGGCGGTGCAGTTCCGCGTGAGTGAGATACGGGCTGGCGATCGCTGAACGCGGCGCGTTCCACGGATAGGCCCACGAGATCGCCAATTAGCGCCTCCGGTAATGTTTATCTTTCAGTTCGGCGAGCTGCTGGCAACTGACGCAGCAGGTCACGCCGGGCAACGCCATCCGCCGGGCCTGGGGAATCGGCGCATCGCAGCATTCGCAGGTGAGGCGTGAGGGCAACAGCAGGCGGTGACGCGCCTGGCGGATATAGCGCTCGCGATCGTCCAGTTCACGCTGCTGAACGAGATCCATTTCATCGGCCATCAGTGCAGCTCCTGCGCCTGGTTATCGATATGGCTGGCTTCCTGGCGTAGCAGTTCGGCGGCGTCGCACCACTCAAGACGCTGAGTGGCGATAAACGCGGCCAGCGCCTCCAGCCGCCCGGAAATAACGCCGGCGCAGCGCAGGCGTTCGTTGTTGCGGGCATCTGCCAGCAGCAGCGCGATCTCTTCATGGCTGCGTCCTGAATGGGGGGGACTATTTTTTCGCATGGTATTTCTCCTGAAATTCGGGCAAAGGGAGGCCCGACGGGTTGACGTCATAGGTATGAAAAAGGGTTACAGCGGCATGGTGAGCCGTTTCGGAAACAGGCTTACTACCGCGCGGAAATGGTTCATCGCGGCAATCAGCGCCCGCTTCTCCTCAAGCGTCAGCGCATCCGGATGAAGCGCCTGACGCGCCGTGGGTACTCTGGCGAGAAAGAAGATCGCTGCCAGCGCCCGGCTGTTCTCTTCAAAGTGTTCATCCCGCTTGTCGCGCAGCTCGTCGATAAAGCGCGCCACCTCGCGCCAGCTATCGCCCCAGAAGCGGCCGCGGATTTCCGCGATATGGTTCAGCCCGCTCAGGCGTTCCCCAGCGTTGAGCGGAAGCGTTGCGGTGGGTGAAGTGATCGCCATATTGCCTCCTGTTCGATTCTGAGCTTGCAAAAGCAAATTCAGCTAAACGAGGTGCCGGAACGACGGTCGAGATAACGACAGTCGATCGCCTGCTGGGTTAATTTGTCGCGCCAGGCCTGCACATTGATCAGCGTGCGGCTGCGTTTGCCGGCGTTTTCCGCGCTCGAATAGTCGCGGGTTGGGGCCTTCAGCAGAATGCCTTCGTCGAGCCATTGCCAGACCAGACGCTCGCTGATACCGCGCATGGCAGCGAAATCCCGCACCGTCATGGCATCGGACATCGCCGAGCGGATCAGGGTTTGCAACGTCGGGAGAAGGGCGGAGACCAGCTCATCCATCTGCCCATGGGTGAAATTCCTGGATTGCATTTGAGAGCCAGATAACGGATGCGACGGCGTTGATTTTGCATCTGACATATCGCATTATCTCCTGTTGTTTGAAATGTACTGCACTGCTGTGCATTTTGGTCGATGTACAGCAATATAAATCGCAAATGCGATTGTGTAAATCGCTTTTTTGATGTTGGTGAACATGAGTGATAACAAAATGAGTGTTCAGGATGTGATCGAGCGTATTGCTGCGTCCTATTCTGTCTCCAGCCAGAAGGCGCTCGCCGAAGCGCTGGACGTCCCGGCGAACAATATCAGTAGCTGGATCCAGCGCGACAGCGTGCCCTATAAGGCAGTGGTCAAATGCGCGCTGGATACCGGCGCAGATTTGCACTGGCTGGTAAACGGTGAATTTGCAAATGCAAAATTAGCGGATAAGCCGTTGCCGAAAGGCAAGGCGCTGTACGATGAGATTTTATCGACCGGCGGGCGTCCGGTGCTGCGTCGCATCCTTGATGCGTATGGTTTCCAGATGCAAAAAGATCTCGGCGACCTGCTCGATATCTCCTCCGGGACCATCAGCACCTGGGTGCGGCGCGAGTTTTTTCCCGGCGATGTGGTGGTGACTTGCGCGCTGGATACCGGCGTCTCGCTGAACTGGCTGGCGACCGGGAAAGGCGAAATGTACCCGGCCCCGGCTCCTGTGGCGTCAAATGATGCTGTGCTGAGCATTCCAAAATTCCGTCTGGAATCCGGCGAGCTGAAAGAAGCGGGCGTCTGGGCGCTGGATCGCAGCCTTGCGCCGTCATCGACGGAAGGGCTGAATTTTATCGAGGGGCTGAATGCGGCCTGGCTGGTGGATACCTCGGCGCAGAAAATTGGTAACGGGCGCTGGTTTATCAGTATCGACGATGCGCTGGATGTGTTTGATGTGGTGCGTCTGCCGGGCGGCAAAGTACGCCTGACGAATAACGCGGTTGATTTTGAATGCGGCGTGGCAGAGATTGCGCCGTTCGGCGTGGTGGTTTTCACGCTGGAAAAACATGTGTAAGCGGCAATGACGGTCAGCAAACAGAAAAACGGCAAGTGGCTGTGCGAACTCTATCCGCAGGGGCGGGAAGGGCGGCGCATTCGTCGGCAGTTTAATACCAAAGGCGAGGCCGAAGCGTTTGAATCCTGGACGAAACAGGAGGCGCAGGAGAAGCCGTGGCTGGGCGAGAAAGAGGATCGCCGACGTTTAAGCGAGCTGATTGCACTGTGGTTTAAGCTGCATGGCCAGTCGCTGGCGGCGGGTAAGTCGCGGATGGCAAAGCTGGAGATTGTCTGTCGCGGGCTGGGTGATCCGGTTGCCTCACGCCTCACCGCTAAAGCCTGGGCGCACTATCGCGACCAGCGTCTGAGCGGCGAAATCGATAACGGTTACACGCCGGACAAAGCAAAGTGGAAGGTGAAACCGGTCACGGTCAACCGCGAGCAGCAATATCTGAGCGCGGTGTTTAACGAACTGCGGCGGCTGGGGGAGTGGTCGCTGCCGAACCCGATTGAAAATGTGCGCATTTTTCGCGAAAAAGAGCGGGAAATGACGTGGCTGACGCAGCCGCAAATCATCACCCTGCTGGCGGCCTGCGAGCGCTACGGGCATGCCGATTTAACGCGGGTGGTGAAAATTTGCCTCGCCACCGGCGCGCGCTGGCGCGAGGCGGAAAACCTCAATCGCGCGCAGCTTGTGGCGAATAAAATCACCTTTATCAAAACCAAAGGCGGGCGCAACCGGACGGTGCCGATCCCGCCGTGGCTTTTTGACGAGCTGTCGCCGCTGCAAGGGCAGATGTTCCAGCCGTGCTATGGGGAATTCAGCAAAATGCTGGCGACCACCGATATCGCGCTGGCCGAAGGGCAGAAAACCCATGTTCTGCGCCACACTTTTGCTGCGCACTTCATGACCAATGGCGGCAATATTCTCGTGCTGCAACGCATTCTTGGCCATGCCAATATTCGTGAAACCATGCGCTACGCGCACTTTGCGCCGGATCATCTTGAAGAGGCGGTGATGCTCAACCCGCTGTCGCAACTTAATGGCGGCAAAATGGCGGCGGATGTTGCATAA